GCCGCGGACCCCACTGCTTCGAGAGCACGCGCTCGACGGCTGAGAGGACACCGCTCAATTCCTCCGGCGTCGGATACGCGCGATGTTCCCGCGCGAGGTGGCACTTGATCCGCTCCTTCCACTCGGCGTCGTCGATGCTGCGCTTCTGCTCGATCACCTTCCGAGCGATGGCGCACAGCGCGGCGAACGTGAGCCGGGTTTGGGTCTGCATTCTTGCTCTCAGCGAAGCCCGTCGCGCGCAGCGCGGCGGTGATACCACTGACGTACGGATCACCCAGAAGATCGAAGAGGCTTGTTGCCTGTACGTACGCCGTACCCGGATTGGGAGATTGGGAGAGACGCGCGCGCGCGCGCGTCTCCCGCTGTACGCGCGTACACCTCACGTACGCCCTCCGTTCCGCGCGGCGCGATAGGCCGCCACCCGCGCCTGTTCAGCTCGCCGCTTCTCCTTGATGGCACGAGCCTTATCGTTGAAATCGTGGAAGTCATGGATGCGGTACCCGCCCTTCACGCGATGCCACAACTTGACCCGGCGATCCGAAAGCGAATTCGCCAACGCTTCGCCTCGCGAACTGATCGCGGATCCGGTCACGAACTTGTGCGTGATGTACCCGTCGGTCAGAAAATGGCGGCTGTGGCCGAGCGCCGCGACGTAGAGCGCGAGCACCTCCGCGAGCCCGGTTTCGCCCCCGACGATCTCGGCCGCGCGCAGCAGCTTCGGGTGCGTCGCAATCGTGTCGACGAGCTTCACGGGACGTCCTCATTCGCCGGTATCTGCCACCTCTCGCCCGTTGCCGCCCGCAGCGCCGTCGTGCAGCCGAAACGCCCCCGATCGGGCGCGCGTGCTCGGCGCGCTCGAGAGCAGGATCTCGACACAATGCAGGACGCGCGTGCGCGCGGCATCGTCGGGGAGTTCGAGCAGGATCCCCATCGTCACGACGTACGCCCGCATTTCCGGATCGTCGAGGGCGCGGGTGATCGCGTCGCCTTCGTTCCGGTCCTTCACCTGGATGCTGACTTTCATCGGGTCACCTCTTCCTCTTTCGTCTTGCGGCCGCTGAATTTCGAGAGCCGCGCATCGTACGCGGCCCGCAGGGCGGCGAGTTGCTTGGGCGACAGGCCGTCCGCCGCGGTCTTTAAGCGGTTGCCCACCAGTCGGAGCTCGGTCTTCGTCCGCGCCGCGAGCATCTGACGCAACCAGTCCTGCTCGGCGTCCGACGCGGACGGCGAGGGCGCGGAGCCGCCGCGCGCCCAGGCGGCAAGCTGGACCCCGGAGGCCTCGGTGATCGGGACATCGAGCGCGAAAAGCCCGCGATGCTGCTGCTGCAGCTTGATCGGCAGCGGGACGCCCGGCCGATCCGGTAAAAGCAGGAAGGACGCGGTCAACTCGTAGGGGAGATTCTTCTCGGCGATCGGGATCCAGCCATGCAGCCCCGTCAGCGACTGCTTCTCGCGGATCTCCATCTTGCCGCCCTCGCCGCGGACCATCTCGATCTTCGGCTCGGCGCGGAAGCAGAGGATCAAATGCGCGCGCACTTGGAGCAGCCGCTGCACCATCTGCTTGTGCGCCATCTTGGGCTTGATCCAGCTGGCCATCTTGACGGCCTCGCGCCGCTTCGCATCGGTGCCGGCCATCCGATCGAGCTCGGCCTCTTGCCAGTCGAGGATCCCACCGTCGCCCGCCCATTCGTGGCTCATGCTGTCGACGACGATCACGGGATATTTCGCAGCGTCGGCCGCGGCGATCGCGTCGGCGTAGCGCTCCGGCGTGAACGGCGGCGTGAGATCGCCGTGGTCGAAGCGGAACTGATCGGCGTAGTGCTTGGCGCGGCCAGCTTCGGTGTCGATGACGGCGAACGGCCGATCGCCGGCGATCCCTTTCGCGAGCCGCATGGCCGTGAAGGTCTTGCCGCCGCCGCTCGGGCCCGAGAGCCCAATCAGGAGTCCGACGTTCTCGCGCGTTGCGGGACGGAAGGTGAAGGCCATCACTTGTCCCTGGCGGATCGTTCCTGCTTCCATTGGATCAAGGCCTCGAGCGCGTCCTCTGGCGAGACCTCGCCAACCGCGCCGGCTAAGGCATCGGCGGTGGCGGCGGTCTCAGCGTTGTCGATGTGTGGCGCCGCCAGTTCTCGAAACCGGATCCTGGCGCCCGCATACATGCCTCGCATGAGGGTGATGTAGTCGTTCGTCATGACTCGTCGGCGACGAAGAACCGACGCCGGGGCTCCAAGAGTTCGGCCTCAATGGCGCTGCACTCGTCCTCGACCGCGCGCTGGATCGCCTCAGCCGCGCGCTGGACGTACTCCAGGCGCTGGGCCTCCGTCACATGGACATCCGCATCCGCGACGATATCCTCGACGAAATCCGCCGCCAGGTCGTAGACGTTCGGATCGACGGGACTCATGGAAGGAAGTCCTCCTCGGTTTCTCGCAACCGAATACTCATCACCACATAGCCCTCGCCCAGCCCTGGCCATGCGCCCGCCAGGAGATACGGCACGTCGACCACGCACGCGCGGCCCGTGTAGTCCTCACGCGTCGGATTCCACTCGCGAAGCCACAGTTGATCGCCCGCTCGATATCCGCGATCGTCCTGGCGAATCTCAAACGTCTTCTCGCCGGTGATGACGTGCGCGTAGAAATCAGGCCAGCTTTTCAACTCGTGCTTCATGACGCCTCTCGCATCTTGCGCGTCGGCTGTTTGGTGTCGAAGTCCAGCGCCACAACGACGCCCGACTCTTGCAGGTGTATCCGGTTGTACAGGTCCGCCACGCTCCGCATCCAAAACAGCGCCAAGCGCCCGTCCAGATTGGCTAATCGCTTCCGGTAGTACAGGCCATAGACGCGACGGACGGACTGGCGTGGAGCCATTACGAGGCCTCCCGCATCTCGCGCTCGAGCCAGCGCGCCTCTTCCCACGGGGGCAGGCCGGCATAGGCGGTCTGCCGCGGATACCCCGGCCAGGTGTTCGACGCCAGGCAGGATCGCCAGACGTCGAGCGCGTACAGGACCTTCTTCTCCGCGAGCAGCAGCGCGTCGGGGCCGAGACTGATCACCGAGAGCGCATACGGCGGGAAGGTCTCCTGGACCGCGTAGCGAAACGGCGCGTCCTGCTCGGTCAGCGCGGCGACGGCGCGCCGATACCAGGCCGCCTGGAGATCGGCGCCACGGTCAAACATCGCGCGCGACCAGGCTTCCGGGTTCGCGCTGCCCGACGTCGTCTTGTAGTCGTCAATCGCGACGCCGGCGCTCGAGTGCCGCAGCCAGTCGAGCCGTGCCCGACACCAGAGCCCGTCCTCCTGCCAGATGACGGTCTGCTCTGGCTTGCCGCCGGTGAACATCCACCGGCCACCGTCGGCATGCTGGTCGAGCTGCGCGCGCGCGGCGACGACCATCGCCTGGACGTCGACCCAGCGCGCCGCGAGGATCGGCAGCTGGCCGGCGGCGTAGGCAGCGTCGCGGGCTTCCTGCGCGGCCTTCGTCCGAAAGTCTTTGGCGTCAACGATCGCGATCCGGTCGGCACTGCCCTCGAGCAGCAGCGCGTGCGCGATCGTCCCGAGATCGAACTCCTCGCGCTTCTCGTCGACGGCGTCCGGGTTCAGCCGCGGATGCGCCTGACGCGCGTGCGCCGGCGACGCGTGACAGAGTAAGTTCGCGATCGAGCAGGAGAGCGAGGGCTCGGGACACGGATCGGCGTGATACGCCGCAGCCGGAAGGTCGTAGATGCCGGGGGCGTCAATCGTCATGCGTCAACCCTTCGTCGGTGTTTGTTCATCGCGGCCATTCATGGATCGGCTGCATCCCTGGCGCGCGACCATCCTGTGAGCCAAAAAGGTTGTGCTTGAGATACACGCGACAGCCAGCCGCGCGGGCCTGCTGATACAGATCCGTGACCCATTCGAAGGGCGGGGCAAACGGTTCGGCCTGTTGTGACCCCGTCGACGCGCCGATTACCACCCAGTCGAACATCACGAGCGAGGAAAACTTCAAGGGCTCGAGCAGCGGTTCGCAACTGAGCCAGCGAACGCCAGCCTTGACGCCGGCGAAACTCTTCTCCGCCACGGCCACGCGGTGCTGTCGATCCACCGTGGTTCCGGCCCAGACGTTGTCGGGCCAATCAATCTGCGCGAGCCGATCAGGAAACTTGGTGAGGCAGAGGTACTCCCATTGCGGGGTCTCACGAATCTGCTCAAAAACGGCAGTGATCCATTCCTGCGGCACCCACTTACCAAAGAGGTCGGCCATTGAACACGTGAAGACGCGCCGCCAGGCGGGATCATCGGTCGCGTCCTTCGGGAGCTTTGTATGGAGAGGAGCCGTCAACCGTTCCGGCAGAAACGTTGGCGCAAACTTCTGCGGATAGAGCCGCTCCGCGATGTCCCGGGCGTAGCAGTACTCGCAGTTGTGCAGACAGCCGGTTACCGGATTCCACGACCAGCGCGCCCAGCCGATGTTGTCGTTGACCTGATTGAACGTCGGGTGTGTCTGCGCGGGTTTCGCGCTGGCGGGTTTCTCGATCGGGATGTCAGCAGGCAGTCTCCGGAGGATCTTTTTCCGGACCACCGTGCCTGCGGCCACCAGACGGCGCACTTCCGTGGCATGCACGGCCATCTGCCGACATTCGTGAATTACGCGGTCGGTCAGACCGTTTGTAATCCTACCCGGGGTAGGATTATCTTTCGGCCAGGGACGACCGCGCTGCGGCACCCCCAGTAGCTCGCCAATCAACAGCTCCGTCAATCGCTGCTCACCCGCAATCGCTTTCTTCGCGGCTTTGTCATCCAGATATTTCTGAATCGCGTCCAGCTGTTTTTTCAGCTCATACGCTGCCGCCTGGTCACGACGGTTCTGACAGTGCTGCCGTACCAGTTGCACCTGCTGCACGATCACGGGAATCTCCGCGAGCTTGATCCGCTTCGCGTCAGGCAACACAAGCGCCGTCATGGCTTCCTCTCGATGCGGCAGTGGCACGCGTGACAAATGGCCTCGAGATGCGACGGGACGTCGAATGTGCCCCACGGCGGGTACGCCACGTGATGCACTTCGGTCGCCACCGCGCCGCAGTGCCGACAGCGGCCCCCGTCGCGCTCCCACGCAACGGCCCGAACGGCCAGAAAAACGGGATGCCGGAGGTACTCTTCATAGGTCGAATAGAAGTGTCGGGTGAGCGGTACTCGCCGCAGGTTCGACTTTGGCAAGGATGGCCTGGGCACGAGCGGATCGACTGTCATAGAACCCCAGTTGCGAATAGCCGATGGTGTCGGTCTGTATCGTGCGACCCACGAACTGCATCCATGACGAGCCGGCGATTTGACACACATCCGTCCACATCCACGACGGACGGCTGAACAGAGCCGAAAACTCTGACGGCCAATGCACTCGATCACGTCCCCAGGCATGGCCGGTCTCGAGTCGCAAGGTGCGGATATTCAGATTCATGATCACGTCGAAGCGCCGATACTCCGCACAGAACATCCGCAGCGCATCCCACGGAACACCTTTGGAATAGCCGTTCGGATCGATCAGGATCGACCCCATCGCGTACTGCGGTCTGTGTTCCCGCTTACGAATGAATGCCGACACGACGGGGAGTAATTCCGCGTTGTCCGCTTCGAACACCGATAGACGGTCCTTCGGGGTCGCGAGAATCTCAGGGCACGTCGTCAGCGCCGCGATGCAAGACGGGTCCTTGTCGATGAAAAATGCGTACATGTTGTCGCGACGTTCGCGCGCGACCGCATTGAGAAAATTCACCGGACTCCCAGGGACACCAGCCTCCGTGTTGTAGCCACTCCCCGCATTGAGATCGATGTGGTAGTACGGATAGGTCCTCACATTGCGCGCTTTTGAGATTCGCAGGCTCTGGACAAGGATCGCGGCGAAGCGTTCTTCCTTGAACCACGTGTAACCGCTTTGCCCCTGCATCACGCAGCGACCTCCAGGTTATCGAGCACGGAGTACGGGTTCTCGCGATGCCAGGTCGCGCGGACGCGGGCCGGCGTGCCCTCGAGGTCGAGCGCGTCTTGGTAGAGCGTGGCTTCGCTCGTCACGAGCACGACGCACGGGCACAAGGGTCCGCGTCGGCGGTAGATGTGCGGCACGTCATGGGCGGCCAGGTGGATCTCGAACCACGCGCCGCGGGATCCGGTGCAGTAGTAGGTCTGCACGACCAGGAGCGCCGGGGTCGTCATTCACGCCCCCCGGCGCAAGGAAGCGAACGAGCGCGGTTGCCCCCATTCGCCGCGTAGGTAGCGATCGATCAGATCGGCGCGGTAGCGCACGCGTCGCCCCAGGCGCGGCCGAAGCTCCTCAAGGAATGGCAGCTTGCCCTGCGCTTTCAACGCTGTGAAGGTCCGCTGCGGCATCTGCAGTTTCTCGAGCACTTCGGGCACGGTGTAGCAGCGCACGTCGGCGGTCATGCGGCTAGCCGCTTGCGGCGTGGTGTCGGCCGTCGCGGATCGGGGCCGAACCGTAACGACAGCGGATCCACATCGAGCGCGGCGGCCAACGCCATCACGGTGGTGAAGGCCGGTCGCGCCTGCGGTTGGCTTTCGAGCTTGCTGATGGTGTTTTGCGCGATGCCGCTGGTCCGCTCGAGGGCTTCCTGCGTCATTTCCAATTGTTCGCGCCGGGTTCTGAGGTAGACGGGCTTCATGGCCCACTAGTACTTCCCTATGGGGATATCGTGTCAAGCATCTGAAAATTTGCGCCAGAATTGCCGTTTTGCCGCCGTGCTGTCGTTATCTTGTCGCAAGTCTATCCCTAATGGGATATGCTGGCGGCATGCATTGGGACCTGATTCGTCGCCACTACGCGGCACGACTGGCCACGGCGCAGCGCCAGGGGGTGACGCAACAGGCCGTCGCCACCGCCGGGCAGTTGTCGGGGCAGAACGCGATCTCGAAGTTGCTGGCGAATCACAACCTGGGCCCGTCGGTAGAGACCTTTGTGAAAGCTGTGACTGGTCTCGGCCTCGACGTCTCCGCGTTCTTCGCCGAGATCGAACAGTGCGGGAGGAGACATGCCGATTCACCACATGATCCACGCGATCCGCTGGAACACCTCCACGCGGCGCTCATCGGGACGCGCTTCGAGATCCTCGAGCAGCGACTCGTGCTTACCGAACTGCTCGACCGCCTCGATCGACTCGATCGAACTCTGGCAAACGTGGCGGCGGATCGGGGATCTGATGGACGCGCTGATTCGGCAACGGCCGCGAGTGGCCCGCCTGATCATCCGCGAGCTCGAGGCGCTGCTTGATCGTCTGGACCGCCGGGCGCAGCTGCGCGCCACACGGATGGGAGATCTGACCGAATGATGAGACTCGAAGAAGGCGCGCGCCTCAGGCGCGACGGCAAGGCCCCCTACATCCAGGCGTATGTGCGCGTGCGCCCCGGCCCGCAGGGCGTTAAGTTCACGCGCTTCCCCCTCACCTCGACGCGTGTGGAGCGGGACGCCTGGCGCGAGAAAATGATCCGGCAATTCGGCGATCGGCCGCTGATGGCCGGATCGTTCGCCGCTAAGGTCGAAGAGTATCTGGCGCAGAACCAATCGAAGAAGACCATCGCGCAGGCCGCGCAGCACCTTGGCTTGTGGATGGACATGCTCGGGCGAGACCGCGACCCGCTGACGATTACCACCGATGAGATCAACCAGGTGATCGATCGCTGGCTGACGGAAGCTGACGTGCTGGCGCCGACGCAACGGGGCCGCCGTCCCGCCGCCCGCGGGTACGCCGCCGGGACGGTGCGCAAGCGGCGGATGTGGCTGCGGCAGTTCTTCGTCTTCCTGATCGGCGATGGCGGGCCCGTCCAGAAGGCCGAGAACCCGAGAGAACCAAAACCCGGGCCGCGGGGAATCGACATGCTGGTCTGCGAGCGCGCGATCGCGGCGATGCCGAAGTACCAGTCCACGAAGAAGGGCGCCACGCCGGTGCTCTCGCTCGCGCCGATTCGGGCGCGCGTGCTGTTGCACACTGGCTTGCCGCCACAGGTGCTGATGGCGGTTCGGCCCGAGCATCTGGACTTCGAGGCTGGGACGCTCTACGTCGCGGGCCGCGAGAAAGGCGCGGGCCTCGAAGAACGGACGCTGTCGCTGATGCCGGACGCGGTCTCCGCCTTTCGCGAGTTTCACGCCGCCGGCGCCTATGGACCGTTTTCGGGATCATCGCTGGGCCGGGCGTTGAAGGCCGGCTTCACACGCAGCGGCTATCTGCGCCAGCTGCGCCTCTATGACGTCCGGCATTCGTTCCTGACCTTCGTCTATCGGGTGACCCGCGACCTGGCGACCGTCGGGCGGCTCGGGCTGCACGCCGAGGGCTCGACCGTCCCGGCGCGGTATGCGCTCGGGGCGAACCAAGAGGTCGACGAAGCGGCCGTTGCGGCGATGAGCCAGGTGTTGGCGCAGAAGCGCAAGGGCGTGCTGAAGGCCGCGCCCGGCGCCAAGGGGAGAGGCCGGTGAGTAAGGACAACACGAATCGATCCGACAGCTTTACGTGTCCGCAATGTGGTCGCACGTCCGCGAATCCAAACGACGCCCGCGAGGGCTACTGCGGGGCCTGTCATCAATGGACCGGCGCACGGTACGGTGTCGTGTCCGAGCATAACTTTCATGGCGGGTTCGGCTGGACGATCATCGATCGCGAGCACAGGACGACGACAGCCGGCTGGTTTGCGGATCGGGTCGCCGCAGAACGGACGGCCGACACGTTGAATGGATCCGACAAATGAAAACGACAACCGCCAACAAGTTGGCACAAACGATCGTCGACGATCTCTATACCAACGGCCAGGGCGACGAGGCCGACCGGCTGGTGTTGATGTCGAAGGCGGGACAAGACCTCGGTGGGTGGGGCAAGCTGCCGCTCTACCACCGTCTGGCTCAATTGTTAGAGCGTTGGAATCCCGACACCTGCGGAGGATCGCAGTCCAATGAGTAAGCAACTGCTGGTGCTCGAAGAGGTGCTCGCGATGCTCGAGACGATCGGCGCCTCGAAGCAGACGCGCGAGAACTTTCGGCGCCAGGCCGAAGGCGTCCTGGCGAAGCGACCCGGCCGCGGCCACGACGAAGTGACCGTCTCGAGCGGCTATGGTCGCAGTACGCACCGCGGCTTCGTCGAGCTCACGCTTGACGAGGTACGGACACAGATGGAGTCGGCCAAGGCCCGCGAGATCGGGCTGATGCTGATTCAGGCGGCCGAAGCCGCGGAGTCCGACGAGATCTTTCTCAAGCTACTGACCGACAAGATTGGTCTCGATCTCGATGACTATGCGCGCGGCGCGTTTCTACTCGACCTGCGCGAGCTCCGGCAGGGGACACGCGACATCTCTCGGCCGCAGTGATCCCCGCGAGGACCGATAAAGTTGCCAGAAAAAGTTGCCAGGAATCGCTAACTCCTAGAGCCCTAACGAAAATCCCCCCCGTGCATTTTGCCCTTTCAAGGCCAAAACACGGGTTCGAATCCCGTTGGGGACGAATCCCAAAACCCCGAAGAAATCAATAAAAACAGGCCTGAATTGCGCGATCCGAGGCGGCGGCCCCGGATCCGCGTCATGGCGGTCAATGGCAGTAAAAGGCCCTTAATGGGGTCAAAAGTTGCCAGGAAGTTGCCAGAAAAGTTGCCAGGACTTTCGCCTACTACGCGCGGTCGCTCACCAGCGAGGGTGGAGAGCAGTTCTTTGAGGGGTTACCTGCGCCGGTGTCGCGGCTGCGACTGGAGAGCCTGGATCTCCGCGAGGATGGCCCGACCGATCGCGAGGGCGCGCTGATCGTGCGCCGATAGCCGATGGTTGGATCGCGCGCGCCCCGCGGCCTCTTCCCCGCGCTCCATCGATCCAAAGAACTCGGAGAGTGACAGCCCGAGTGCATCCACAGCCCGGAGAAGCGTCTCTACCCTCGGGCCCTCTCTAGAATTCTTGAGCATCCTAGAGAAAGTATTCTGCTTGGGACCCCCGGCATCAGCGACCGCGTCCTGCGTGAGGTTTGACTGTTCGAGCAGGCGTCTATAGTGCTCGCGAACGTGCAGCCATGTCGTCAATCTGGCCCGAGTATAGCGGTCGGGATATCGCCGGAACCCGTTAAGACCTAAAGGGATATCGCCGAATCGGCCAAGCGCGGTAATATGCTCGAAAGGATAACCTTTAAAGGATGGTTGAGACTGCTTTAGGATCGGGTGATGGGCAACTACCAGCGCCGATCAGATCGTGCGCGAGAATGGTGCGGGAGATTCAGGGCAGCCGACGATCATGACCCTCGCGCCGATGACTCTCACGCGGGGCTCGAAAGGTTCGAACCATGATGGCCGATCGGTTGCACGTTGGCGATCGCGTCCGGCTGTCGTTCGCTGGCGGCTCGAGAGCCGATGGCGCCGTTCGTGTGGCATCGCTGAACGGTCGATCGATCATCGTCACGTGTGATGACCGCATGATCGGCGGCTTTGTTGGTGGCGTGCCGCTGTCATTGACCGATGCCGGTTGGCAATTGCTGACCGGCGAATCCATCGGCGTCGAACGGATCGCCGGCGCCGGCCTGCCGGCTCGCTGCCTGTTTTGCGACGCCGTCCTGGAAGGCGAACGGATGCAACACCAACCAGATTGCGACGTCTTCGACATGCTCGCGCGCGCGGTCGGCCAGTGTGTGTGTCGGACCTGCGACCATCCTGCCGGCGCGCATGTCGGCGGATCGTGCCTAGTCTGCGGCCGCGCGTCTTGCTGGTCTTGAACGATGTGCGCGCGGTGAAGGGTGCACCGAAGAATTCTGTTTCCTGTCAGAACTCTGTCCTGTGTCAGACCGCCTGTCTCCCCCCAGCCAAACGTCTCGCCGGCGCTCTCGCTTAACTCATTGACCTCGCTTCAGACTGAGGTGTCAGCCGAATTGCAGTGCAACGCTGACGATCAACGATGAAGAAACTAGTAGTAGGGATTTTCTGGATCATCGGCGTGGCGGTCGCTGGCGCTGGCCTCGTGGCCCTCATGGGCCTCGCCGGACCACCCGCCGAGTCGTCGGAGACGGTCGCGCCTGCGAGGACGGCATTGCCCACGGCTATCGGAGTGACGGCGCGGCAGATCCTCCTCGCCTATGAGGCCAACGAGATTGCCGCGGATCAGATGTACAAAGGGCAACTGGTGGCCGTGACGGGACAGGTGGGAAACGTCGGGAAAGACATTCGCAATCGTCCGTACATCACTTTGGTGGGCACCGACACCACCGCTGAATGGCGGCAGGTGCAGTGTTTCTTGACCGATGACGCCGTGTATCGGGCGATGGGATTGAGCAAAGGGGCTTACGTCACCGTTCAGGGCACGGTCGATGGCCTGATGATGAATGTCCTGCTCCGTCGGTGTGAGGTGATCCGATGACGGGGTCATACGCGCACAGCCGCGTCGAGAAGTGGCTCAAGACCAACCGCCCGAAGCTCCTGGCGATCAAGATTATCGAGACGCTCGCCGGTTTGTAACTCGGTTCAGCAGCAGAATTATCTCCCGCGGCAGCACGCTTCTCTTCCCACAGCCAAACGTCTCGCCGGGTGGGCAGCTAACTCGTTGACTGCTCGGTTTGACCAGGTGGTCCGCAGATTTGCAGTGCCACGTCAGCAAGGACGAATCTCGATGATCCCGACTCCTTCGATGCCCAGAGCGGCCGCGAGGTCGGAGCCTATCCGAGAAGAGTGCCGGGACAGACCGGCCGAAACGGAGACGAACGAATGAAGAAGACGGTATGGGTCGTGTTGCTGGCGTTGCTGCCCTCGGTGGCTGGCGCCCAGACGGGGACGGTGACTGCGCCCCGGGCGCCGCAGGAGGTGACGTCGGTCGCCCCGGTGGAACAGCGCCGGAGTCAGAAGTTGATGGTGATTGGCGGACTGGCGGCCGGCACGGCGGGCGCGCTGCTCCTCGCCACATTGGACTACCCAGCGGACGCCGGCGAGACGTTCACCTATAACCACCAGCAGTACTGCGTCGACAGCGGCCCCAACCACTACAACGTGGACGAAGGTGGGTGCTGGGGCGGCGGGCGACCGATTCCCACGTCGGCGCGGCCGTACTTCTACGCGGCGGCGGCGGCGGGCGTCGGGCTGTTCGCGGTTGGCTTCCAAAAGGTCAAGGTGCGCCCGATGGTCAGCCGGCGGGTCGCTGGTGCGCAGGCGACCATCTCGTGGGGCGGCAATGCTGGACGACAGGAGACCCAATGACGACTGACCATTCGTACGCAGACATCCTGAAGCCCTCCATCCCTCACCCGGCACGGAAGACGGGCGCCGCCAGGTTCTTTTGGAGCGTCTCCCTGCTAACGTCGCTGCTCGGCGGCCTGTTCGGATTCGTCGGGATGCTGGCCGCCAATGGGGCCCCGCAGGAGGCAGCCGCGGCCGCGATCGGCTGCCTGATCGTGATCGCGCCCTATGTGCTGGCACGAGCGGTCGACGAACTCACCCGGACGTAGACCCGGCCCGTCGCGCGTCAGTCGTCGAGGAACGACCGCCAGATCGCACGTGCGGCTGGACGTCGCGAGAGCGACGGCTTCTCAGCGGCGTCCGCCCGCTTCGACCGGCGTAGCGTGGACCCTGACCGAGGTCTCCTAACCGCGCCGGCACTTGCACCGGAGGCGAGCTGACCATGGCGAGCAGGGTGCTGGCGAGCCCCACAACGGCTGGGGCTCCACCCTGGCGCCGTGTCCCCCATTTGGTAGCAGCCAATTGGGCCGATCTTGTGTCGAAATATCACGGAGCGTGATGACGCCTGATCCGACACGACCGGCCGCCGAGATTCTCGCAGTGGAGCTCGCGTTCTTCGAACAGCAGCGCGCGCAGCTGCTGAAGGACCACCGCGGCAAGTTCGCCCTCATTCGGGGCTCTGAACTCATCGGCACCTTTGATACCGACGAGACCGCGTACGTGGAAGGGGTGAAGCGATTCGGGCGAACACCGTTTCTGATCCGTCGCATCGAGGATGAGGACCCGACCGCGCAGTTTCCGGCCCTGACGTACGGGCTCCTACGTGCCCATTCATAATCAACTCGCGCTGGATCCACAGCATCGGATCGATCCGCGCCACCTGCTCCTGATCGGCTGTACGTTGGGCGTCGAAGTGCACGTCCATCCCGTGCTCGCGCAACACCTGCAGCAGGTGGACCCCACCGCACCAGGGCCGACCCCAATCGTGGGTCGTGCGCTGATTGACACCGGCGCCACGTTCACCGCCATTGATTTAGCCGCCGCGACACAACTCCAGTTGATTCCGGTGGACACCATCCAGAGCGGCACCGCAGGAGGGCAGCGCGTCTGCCCACGCTTTCCGGCCCGTTTGGTGTTTCCCGGCACTCCGATACCTGGGATCGATTTTCCCCGCATCGTCGGCGTCGATCTCACGGGACAGGGATTTATCGCCCTGTTAGGACGCGACTTTCTCGCCCGCTGCCTGTTCACGTACAACGGTCCGCTCGGGCTCTTCACGCTCAGTTTCTGACAGCTCACGACGGAGGCGTCCCTGGTGCAAGCCGCCCTACCGATCCGGAGGCCGCGGCGGTGGTGGGGGCGGTGGCAGTGGCTTCGGGAGTGGAGGCCAGCCTCGGTCAGGCTCGGCGAGAGTCGGCGAGAGTCGGTCTCGATCGTCAGGTCGTAGATCGTCCCGCCGGCGCCGCAACGGCTCGCCAGGATGATGCAGCGTGGAACCGAGATAGGTCGCAAGCGCGCCGGCGATCGCGCCGCCGATGGCGCTCATGAATTGCGCCGCCTGTTCGGTCACCGGCCGCGTGGTGACGGTGACGGCGGCAAAGAGGATCGCGCCGGCCCAGCCCAGCGCCAGGCCGCACGCGAGCACGAACGCGGATCGGCCCGCCCAGTCACGCGCGCCTGGTCGCGGGCGGAAGTCGGTCATCGCCGTCTCCTCGAGTCAGACCCTTCACCCGAGCCCGGACTGACGTCTGGTCCCGAATCATCAACGCCAGCTCGCCGGCAGGTCTGTTTCAAACGCGCGGCCTACAATTTCAGCACGAGGACGGTCTGATTGTTGATGAACGCGGTACTGCTGTGGGCGACATGGCTCACCGGCCACTCGAAGTAGGTGCCTTTGTCGATCGCGTCGGCCGTCGTCACAAACTCGGCCACGATCGTGTGGTCGTTCTCATCCTGAAA